CATCGCCAGGAAATCCACCATTATTAGATGCACCACGAATAGCACCTTTATTGGATGAATAACGGAAGCGGAGATAATAAACAAGGCCAGTAGGTCCAAGTAGTGGTTGAACACTAACAATTTTGTTAGCAATCAACTGGGGGTAAATTCTACGAACCAAAGGAATGCTGATTCGTTTGAATTGTGCAACATCGCTAGTGTCAGTAGATACTTCATTAATAAGTCTTTGATTTTCCAAAAGAACTGCGGTGGCAGATTTGATATTAGGATCAGTGATTCCGTTAAGAATACCAGTGGTACCCCAGCGGGAAACAAGTTCCTTACTTTCAGTTAAAAATTTAGCATTTGCGTTCATTGTTTAAAACCTTTCAATTAGGGTTAGTTACTTTTCTTAACACCAGAAAGAACTAATAATTCGTTATTCGCACCTTTTCCAGAGTTATATTCCGCAATAACCTGAACATTTTCGGTGTCAATATGTCCTCTCCCCGATGCATTCTTTACTTTTTCAACTCTTTCATTCTGCTCAGAAATAACCTGAGCTTTTTTATTTTTCAAAGCAGGAGCAGCGACTCTGGATTCATTTACCATGTGGTTAAACTTCTTAACGGTTTCGTTAAGTTTGGTATTTTCAGTAGAGAGTCTAATGCTACGAGCTTCTAAAATTCTTAATTGACTACGAAGTTCTTCAATGTGCTTGGAAGCTTCATTGATTTTATTAGTAGTTACAAAAGAAACATCTTCGTTCTTCATATAATCGGAAGTAATATCAACGATTTTACTAAGAACAACTTTGTGTTCGACCAAGGAAGGATCGCTAACGATGTCTTTCCTTGCTTGTTCGTAGATTTCAGCACCTTTTTGTTGAAGGAACTGATCGACTTTTTCTACGATATAGTTTTTCATTTCGCCTAATTTGGAATCGTATTCTTCGTATAAAGAAGTTTCGATATCCTTATTTTTGCTGCGTTCTGTAAGAAGCATTTGATATGCTTCTTCATAGCCTTCTTCAAGAGAAGAGTTGAATTCATCTTTTTGCGATTCTAGGCGATTGCGAAGATCGGTGATGATTTCATAAGCTTCTTGATAGCCATGGTAGGCAGTTTTTTCGGCTTTTTCCAAATCGGAAGTAAGATGTTTATAAGCTTCTTCCAAATTGGTATTATATTCTTTTTCGAGTTCTCCCTTAGCTGAGGATAACATTTCCTTAACAGCCGAGGCAACTTCGTTTAATTGATCTTGTGGGATCAAATTCTTCAATGATTCAGTAATTTTATCCATTATCCTAACCTCTCTTTTAAGCTGGAAGTATGTGATTTAATAATTCCGCCAATGCAAGCAACTAAAGCGTCTTTATTTACTTTATGTATGCTTGTATTATTATTTTTTTGCAAAATAGTGGAATTATTTTCAGGAAAGTTTTGGAAACTTTCCTTTGTTGCAACGATTTTTTCTTGGAAAGCACCATTGGTACTTGGATCAGCAACAATATCAAAAGTGATAAGTTTATAGCCTTCGCTAATAACTAATACACCACTTTCGTTAGTTTTGCCATTTCCAACGCCACGGCTGCTGATGCCTACTCTAACACCATCGTTGAGAAGTGCTCGAAGAGTTCGCCCATAGGGAGTACTAAGGATTTCTCCTTCTCCCATTAAAGAATTGCCTTCCCACCATAATTTAGTAATCAAGTGAGAAGCATGTTCAAAGTGAACAATAGAATCAGTAGGATGATCTAACTCACCCACTAAACCTCTAGCTTTAATAATATCATTTAAAGTTTCTACATTGTTTTTCAAAACTTGTTCTGGATACATTCTGCCATTTTTATTGGCTTCATTACAAGCTTGGAATTTACCACGGAATTTTACAACTCCGTTTGCATTTTCGTTAAGTGTAAGGCTAACATTACTATTAAGGCAGGAATCTATTAATAACATACTCATAATACCTCCTTAATTATTTAGTTTTTGTCACTTGCATTTAAATGCATGAAGCTTTGATCCAAAGTCATTCCATTTTTTGGAATATAAGGATTGGTCAAGTTTGGCCAAGTATCATTGCCTTGATTAGTAGCTAAGTTATCACCTTCTAAAGTATTTGGATCTTTATCATTTACTTGAGGAATAACATCTTTTTGTACATATGGATTGCTTAAGCTTGGGAAGATGTCTTTGCCACCTGAAGTATATGCAGATTTAGCTGAATCATCTACGCCAACCTTATTGCCATCCGAAGTTACGGCACCTTTGTAATCACCATTATATTTGCTTGGGAAGGCATCAACTTTAGCCTTTTTAGCAAGAATAGGATGATCACCACCTAAAGATGTGTGTGGCTTGTCATAGTTACCAATAGTGCTGTTTGCCATTGGAATATTAAAAGCTTCAGTCAATGATTTGATGACATTATTGCTTTCTTCCAAGGTGTTGTAATTCAATTCTTTTTCACCAGAAATTATAGAATTCAAAACTTCTAAATTTTCAGAAATTTTAGCTTTTACTACTTTGTCTCCATTGTTTCTTGCGACAACATTCAAAGTTTCATCTAGCATTTTATAAACATCTATAAAAGATTGAACTTCTTTTTGGTTTTGTTCATCAAGAACTGGGAAAAGTTTTTCGCAAGCTTCTTGATAAGCTTCAAAGCTTTCGTTGGATTCAATATTTGCAATATTGAATACTTTTTCTACGCTTTCAGAATAAGCATGATGAGCAGTTCTTAAAATTCCTTCTGCCATGAATAAGCAGGTATTGTCATCATAATTATTGCTTTCAGATGCTTGAAGTGCTTCCTTAATCATGTTTGCTAATTCTGAATGAGTAAGGTAAACAATACTTGGCCATGCACCAACAATATTTTCAAGAGTAATTTCTACTTCTTGAGTATCAGAAATTGCATTAGCTTTGCGAAGATCATTAATTGCTCTCAAGAAATTGTTTTCTTTGATTACGCCTTTTGCTTTTGTTCTTTGGTAAGTCACCTGTGCATTTGGAGTTTTCCAAGCAAAAGAAAGGATTTTACCTTCATTTCTAATTTTAAAACGAGGCATTTTTACAGCAGAAATATTATTATTTTCGTCATATTTAGCTGAAACTTTATTGAATAACGGGCTACCTTTTTTATAGTTCAAAAATTCTTGAACATTTTCAGAAATAGCTTTAAATTCTTCAATTTTAGATTTCTTAAATAAGCCAGCTACACTGGAATATTCAGAATTAAATTTTTTATTTTCATTGATATTTTTAGACTTTACTTTTTTTGAATTTATGTTTTCTTTGAAAAGTCTTTTAGTAAGAGGCATATTTACATAACTTTCAAACATTTCATTTGCAAATTCAGATTTATCTTCTAAGATTGCTTCTAGCATATTTGAAATAAATTTATTATTTGCTGCTTTTTCGGAATCTTCATTTACAACTAATTCCTTGATGTTTTCCAACAAAAGATTTTTGTTGTCCAAGGTATAAGTGGCATGAATGTAAGTTTTTTCTGGAGTAACAAAAGTTACTTCACTTTCATTCATACAATGAACACTTAATGAATCTAATTTTAGCTTTTTAGCTAAAACATCGCAAGATTCATTAATTTCCTTCATTGCAGTATTTATTGATTTTTTTTCTAGCTCATTGATAACATTAACATCTATTAGTTTTCTCTTCATTTTTTACTCCCTAATTAGGTTTCAACAAAGTATTTTATTGAAGCACTTCAAAATTTTGACTTTTTTTAGATTGAGTCACAATCTTCTGCTTTATCTATATATAAAACAGACACGCTTTTTAAAAAGCAAAATAAAAAATAAAAATTATGAACTTTTTTCAAAGCTCATATATTACATAGTTATGTATGCGTTGCTTTTGAAATTTAAAGGAAAAAATATGCTTTCTTTTGAAAAATTTATAAAGATTAGAGAAGCTTATCAAGTTGATATAGATCAAGATTATACAACTGAAATTGATGATCTAGTGCAAGCTTCTAAAATTTTTACAATTAAAAACTCTAAGAAAATGAAAGAATTTCTTTTTAAAAATATTGAAGATGACGAAGAATTAAAGAACTTATTCAAGATTAAATTTTTAGATAAACCAAAGCAAGATTTGGGAATGAAAAAAACTAATACTCCTCTAGGTTATTATGCTGGCTATGATTTTTTAAAACAAATTAATTCTCCTATATGATAAACGAGGAATACAAATTTGCTTTTGTTCACATTCCAAAATGTGCTGGTTCATCTATAGAAAAAATTTTTAATGATAAGAATGAAAAAGATCCACATTTTTACGGTAACACATACAAGAAAAAAAGACCAGAACTTTACAGATGGACATGCATAAGAAACACATGGGATAGACTTGTTTCAATTTATCATTATTATATCATAAGAAAACATCCTTATTATTCTTTAAATTTAGATATTTCTTTCGAAGAATTTATCATGAGGTATATTGATTATAATGGTGATAGACATGCTTACACAGAGGCAAATTCTTTTTCTGGTCGAGATGGAATTATGATTTTTATATCAGACCACATTACAAAAAAATTATTAATTGATTTTTATATAAATATTTATAATGCAAAAGAACATTTGGAAATACTTTTCAAATACTTGAATGTAGATTTAAATCTGATTAAAAAATTTGGCAGACATAATACAACAAAACATGATGATTATAGAAATTATTATAAAAATGATAAATTAATAGAATCTGTTTATAAAAGATACAAGCTTGAAATTGATACACTGGGATTTGTTTTTGATGATCTTATGGTTTTCAATACTGATTTAATTGGGAAAAACTTAAAAAATGATTAATGAAAAATATAAATTTGTTTTTATTCATATTCCAAAATGTGCTGGTTCATCTATAGAAAAAATTTTCCTTGGAAAAACAGAGAGCTTACCTCATGTATTTGGAAATACTCACAAAATACAAAGACCAGATCTTTATAGATGGACTTGCATAAGGAATACATGGGATAGACTTGTTTCAGTTTATTTTTATTCAATAATAAGAAAAAATGTTTATTCTTTAAATTTAGATATATCTTTTGAAGAATTTATAATGAGATACATTGATGAAAATGGTGATAAATATGATTACATTGATAAAAATAGATTTTTTGGTAGAGACGGACATATGATTTATATTACTGATCATAAAACAAAAAAATTGTTAATTAATTTTTATGTAAATATGTGGAATTTAAAAGAACATTTAGAAACACTTTTTAATCATTTAAATATAGATTTAAAATTAATTAAAAATATTGAAAAGAAAAACATTACAATTCATGATGATTATAGAAAATATTACACTAATAATAAAATGATAGAAGCTGTAGCTAAAAGATACAAACTTGAAATTAATACATTAGGGTTTGTATTTGATGATCCAAATAAATTCAAAAAAAACTTAGTGGGTGTAAATTTAAATGTTTTGTAAGACATTTCTTTTAATTTTATCAGCATTAAATAATTTTGAATATTCAAGATTGTAGCAAGGTGCTTTGAAATAAAAAGGAAAATGTGAAGGGCTGCTTTTATCGTAATCTCCTTTATTATTAAAATAAGCTTTTGTGTAAAAATTTTCTTTTTTAATAATACCCATTAAATAAGCATATTCAAAATTGCAAATAGAAACAAAAAAATAATAATCGCAAATTTGTTTTGTATTGTAATCTGATACTGTTGCAAAATAATTTTCTTGTGGGATTACTTTTCTGTTTTTTGTTTTAACATCAATTTTGTGATTTTTATACATCAAATCATAATCGTAATTAATACTATTAGAATTTTTAATTTCCCATCCATAATATTCAGCTACGATAATTTCGCCTAAAAAACCAGTAATATTACCTTGGCCTTTTTCAATTGAATTTTTTAATATTCCAAGATCACTTGCTCTATGCTTGGCAAGTGTTAAATGTTCTTTTGTAATGTTTACTTCAATCATCAGAATATTGTAACAAGTTATACTATTTATTTCAATATAATTAATTAACTTTCTTCTGAATAATCAATGTCTTGATTATCTTGTTCAGAAGCGTAATCTTCAATATTCATATCATATTTTTCTAAATCTTTTTCTGATGGTTCAGGTAAAGGCATTCTGCTAGATTTTTTTGTTTCAGCGTCAGTTGGGGTCATTTCGCTTCCTGTTTCTGGAGCAGGATTTTCTTCAGGTGGAGCAAGAAGTGTATTTGGGCCTCCTTGATCTGCACCAATCTCAGGATTTTCTTTTTCTCCTCCTTCGGCAGGTATGCCAACCCCAAGCAATTGAGGATTCTGAGTAAGAATTTGCATTTTTGCATCTTCTAATTTCTGAATTTTCATTCTTGCAATGATTTCTTGAGTTTCTTCATTACTATATTTCATCCATTTATTAAGAATATCATAATCGGAAAGCATGAGAGAACTTTTTAATGATGTAGCATTTGTGATTCTAGCTGCCATTACATCTGCTCTGCTTAGCTCTCTCCAATCACTTGGAGCAGTCATTTTAATTGTAAGGTCTGCATAAGATTCTTTAGGGAAGCCTTTAAGCCTTAAGTGTCTATCGGCCATCTCCCATAAACCGTCTTCCATACAAGATTGAAATCTTTCTATAAGCCTTGCAAATCTTACATCTTGGGCACTTAATGAAATTTTAGTTATATTTACATCTTCAACATTGAAGTAATTTTTAGGAAAATTCAATGCAACAAAAAGTTTATTTCTAAAATATAAACAATCATCTACTTCTCCAAGATTTTGTGCACCTGGCAAAGTTTCAATTCTTGTATTTGTATTTGGCCTTACTGGTAGCCAATAGTCTTCATCTTGTGCAGGAGCATGCCATCTTTCATCAACACTATTAGGACCAGTATTTGATAATCCACGCATAGTAGTTTTTCTTTTGCGAAATTGATCCTTCATTCTTTCAATAAAAGATTCAGCTTTGAAAGGAGGCAGAGTACCAACATCAATGTAAAACACTCTTCTTTCGGGTGCTCTACTTAATCTATAAACAAGCATTGCATCTTCACATAATTTTACTTGTTGTGCTGGTCCTCTAGCTGGCTCAACAATAGAAACACCATAAGGATAAAAACTTTTTCTGTCTTCGCCAATTCTAACATGTATTATTTGTTCTGGAGCAAATCTTATTGCTGTAGAATTAAGCATTTGTGCATCTGGCGAATCTACTACAGGAGAACTAAGCAATGAATTATAATCTGGCCCTTCTTTACTTTGTTGAAATTCAACTACTTTTCCTTTTGTTGTTTCAATTCTATACATAGAATCAGCTGGTAATCTGGCTGCTTTATGAATGCCTTCAGTTGGGTTTTCTTCATTGATAATAATTTCATAAAATAAATCTCCAAACACCAACAGATTTTTAAAATCTCCCCAAATTCTACGATTCATATTTAACATGCTGCGATGATAGAACAAAAATTCAAGTTCTGACTTCACATCTTGATTATCACAACTAAGTTGAAAAACATTGCCTTCGTTGTCTCTTTGACAATTATGAACAACAATTGAATTAGTTGCAAAATTATGATGTTTTTCAACAGTCATATCGTAAACATCTTGATATGATCCTTTTTCAACTGTAATTACAGTTCTTCTATCTTTGTAGGTTTTTAAAAACTTCATTTCTTTAACAGAAAAACCATTTTTACTCATTCTATATTTGGTTGTTCTCCAGTCTACTTTTGTTAAGGTAGCGACATCTTTGCATTTTAATCCCATGCTTATTAGTTTTGTTGTTTCGTTAATTTTGTCATATTTATCTAAATCTTTTTCAGCTTTGAATTCATCTACGAATTGCCTTTCGTGAATCCATCCTTTTAAATGTGTATAAATTCTTGGAAATTGATTAATCTTTGATTTTGTTAATTCTTGATTTGGTTTAATTCTATAAAATGGCATTAATTGATCGAGATATTTTAAATCTCCTGCTTGTTTCCAAATTCCATCTCTTAATAAAATCTTATGATCAGCAGTACATTCAATGTGCTCTCCATTATCAAAATAAACTTTTACAGTTTCTGCTTTTTTGGTTATCCTTACATCATATGCCCAACCTAAAGTATAATCTTTCTTTTCGAAGTCATAACAATACACTAAAAATTTTTGATCTTTTTTTGTTTCATATAATTCTTTTATAGTTTTTTCACCAAATGGAGTTGATATTTTGGTATTACCAGCTAAACATGCTTCATCTGCATAAACATTTAATACTGATTCAATTTCAGGCATGCTTCTCAACCGTTCATATTCTTTATATCTGCTCATTCTGTTTGAAATGGTAGATAGATCAATGAAGTCATTGCTTTCTCTAAATCTAACTAATCTTTGGTCTTGTGTGCCATAAAAACCTCCGTCTGGAGAAATAGATGGAACAGAATCTGGGTTTTGAATACCAGCACCAACAATATCTCTTGTAGATATTTTTTTAGATATTGGATCATCGGAAAAGGCATATGTAAATGTCTTGTAAAAATTAGCCCAAATTGGTGAAGGCATATAATTCCTCTAAATGTTTACGCAATCTTTATTATTATAGTTATAATGATTAGTTTAAATTTATTACAAAAGAGGGCAATTTTATTGATCAGCCATCATGGTTGCAATATTGTTGATCTTTACAATAACTTATTAAAAACCACAAGGATTAATGGCTTCACTAGAAAGATTACAAAAAGAGCTAGTGACTACGATGATCCAGTATGTGGTTATTTATTTAATAAAAATCATAATTGGCCAAAAAAAGATAAAATATATTTAGATGTTTTACTTTTTAATTATCAAATAAGTTGCAAAGAGTTATATAAAAATAAAAATGTAGAATTTATTTATTATCTTGGCAATGGAATATCCACTATTAATAAAATAATAGAAAGTACAGGTTTAGACGAAGAATCAGCAAGAAGATATTATTGTTTTAGACTTAGAAGAATCTGTGAAATGATGGAAAAAACACCTAATGCAATAATTTTTATTGAAGGCATGTCAATTCTTGAAAATCTAACCAATTATTTAAATCAAAAATATAATTTTTATCCAAAAATTGATTTAAATTATCCAATAAAACTTGAAAATTCTGGAGTTTCAGAAAATTGCTTCGAAAGATATTATGCGTTTATTCAAGACTGCAATGAAAAGAAGTTTTTAAAGATAGTTTAGCCATTAAGCATTTCATCTTGGCTATAAGTATCTTTGCTAGTTTTTATATTATTAATATTTTTTTCTTGTTCTTTTATCATTTTATCTATTGCACTTATAGCATTATTATATTGTTGTATGTTAATATTATAAGAATTAATATTAGCTTGTTGATTTTGAATTTCTCTATTTTCTCTTTTCTTTTCAGCTTTTTCTACAATTGCAAGTGCTGATCTTAATAATGGTTTTATATTTTCAAAAACAAAATCATCTGGAGTATTTTGAACTGCTAATTTAAGATAGTTTTTTAATTTATCGGTATTTTTTTTCATTTTATCCTCACATTAAATCATGAATTAAAATTTCATTTTCAAAAATGCAAAATGCTTTTTTATCACCATGTACAATTTCATTTAATTGACATTTAATTGCAAAACAATTCTTAGATGGCTTTAAATAAAATTCGTTATAAGGAATATATTGTTTTTTTAAAAAAAGTGCATTCCTTTTAAGTTTTTCCAAATCTTTGCATTCTTCTTTTTTAAGAAACAACTTAACAAGTTCTTTATTTTTGTTTCTTTTTTCAAAGTATTCTACATATTGATTTTGTTCACATTTTTCTAATATTATAGTTTTTTTTAATTTGTTTATTTCAAAAAAGAATTCTTTATCAGCATAAGTTATTTTAAATTTTTGATTTGGTAAGTAAGCATCAAAATTATCTGGCTGTATTTCAAAAGAAATATTTTCAATTAAATTACAAAGCATTTCAGATAATAAAAACTTAATAATATTTGCGTTTTTTAAAGTTTCATTTAACAAGTAATCTTTATAATTTTCAAAAAATTCAATTATACTTTCTTCATTGTAAAATAATTTTAAAAACTCTGGAATGCAATCTTCTTTATAGAATTTTCTGCATTCTGTCATAAATTCAGATTGTGATTTGTTTTTGTTTTTATTAAATAAAGCTATCTCTGTTAAAGATAATTTATCTAAGTTGTAATTTACAAATTCTTCATTTTTAATACAAGATTTAATCCATTCTGAAGATAAGAAATTATTTTTAAGGGATTTTTTATATTCATTAATTTTTATTTTTATACTTGGCTTTATTTCTTTTTTTGACAATATATCTTTAAATAAAATTACCATCCAAACTCCTTCATTATCGTGTCGTTTTTTCTATACTTTTCTCTCATGAATACTTTTGCTTCTTCATCTAATATAGATTTTTTTGAATTATCTTGATTTTGATTATTACTATTATAGCCAAAATTATCACTTGATAAGGAAAGTCTTAATTCATTTCTTAGTTCTTCTATAGTTTGGTTTTTTATTACATTGCTTACATTGCTTTCTTTTATTGAAGTTGATCCAAATGATGGCATATCTCTTAAAAATTGTTCTCTGGCATACAATGCTATTGCGATTGCCATGATAGCATCATCATGTTTTCCTTTTTGTGCTTGTGCTTTTTTTGAAACAGTATTGTATTCAAAAGTTTTAATTTCTTTTGCTAATCTCCTAGAATTTATTCTTATTTGATCATTGTAAATTTTTTGTTGTAAATTTTGCAAAATTAGCGTTCTATTTTTAATAGTAATTTTTATACCTGGTTGCATATTTGTTTTAGTCATATTATCATAATATAAATTATCATAATATAAATCATGCTGCAAAGCATTTACAATCGCACCTCCAGTTGACATGTTTTCTATAACTAAAAGACCGCTGTTATAAAATGATCCAATTTCTTTACATACTTGTGCAAAATCATGTGTAGCAATGTTATTACTGTAAAATTCAGCAACCTGCTCTAATGTATTTTGATTTATTACTTGAATACAAGAACTGTCTCCATGATCTCCTATGCCTTCAGCAGAATCTATTCCTATTATGTATTCTTGACCATTTTGAGGCTCTTTCCAAATCCACAAAGCTCCCTTTTGATCTTCTCCATCGAATTCATCGTTTCTATTTGCAAATTGTGGCATTAATTTTTTTAAAGGATCTCTTAGTTTTGTTTCTTTATCAATTTCGGTAAGTTTTGTAGACGAAATATAAGTTTCACCAGAGCCTAAAAATACTCTTAATACTTCTTGTAGAAATCCTCTTTCCCCAAGTTGAGATTTTTGTTCTTTTGCCCAATTTGGGTTATTAACATCATTGTAATCAGGGTGCTCCCAGTAATCTAAATCTATAACATTGAATAAATTTTGATTATCTTTAGCAGCACTGTAAGTTTCTTCATACCAATTACCGACACCATTTACAGTAGAAATTATAACGCAGCTTCCGCCTGTGCTAAGTACAGGCCACATAGCTTTCCAATGTGTATCCATATCAGGAATAAATGCTGCTTCATCAATTATAAGTAAGGTTGTGGCTTTACCACGGGCAGCTTCTGGAGAATAAAACATTAAGTTTCCTCCAGTTTCTTGAAATTGCTTTAAATGATCATTCCACTTTCCTTCTTTTCTTGATTTCAACCAATTAGGTAGATTTTCAGCTGCTCTATCTACCATCATTCCAATGATAGTTGCTTCACGATCTGTTTTTGATAATAACATTACCTGTTGATCTAATTGAAACATACAACGCCACATTCCCCAAAGCAAAGTAGTTGTAGTTAAGCCTCCCTGACGAAACTTACTAATAATATTAAATCTTTTATTCTCATAATTTTCTATGCATTTTTTTTGATATTTAAACATAATAAAAGGAATTAATCCTCTAGTTGGATGTAATATTTTTACAAATTTATGACAAAAATATGAGAAACTTCTAGTGCATTTGAGTATCTCGTCCTGCTGTCTGT